GTTGACCTTGTGAAATTCACTAGGCCCAACATGTGTGCCTAGTGGAAATCACTCCGTCTCCTCTTAAACTTGTAACCTCGGCAGGATATGAATTACGCTCGCAAGCAACATATCACTGGCAGTTTATACTCTGCAAATTCCTCTCATGAGCTATGCTCACGAGATTCGAACCTTAGGTTAGGTTTAATTGAAAACGTGAGCTGATAGCTCTACCCTATTAAACGTGCATTCGGGTAACTAGAGGGTCACACTCTAGAATTTATATCTTTTTAGTAATTCAGTTGATACTAACTGAACTGCGCACTCTTAATGGCGGCACGCAAATTCCTTATTTGCCATTTCCCTAACGGGATTCCCCTAAGCAGGGGGAGCGGTCTCCCTGTACATTCGCGGGAGGCCTGTGAAGAAATACACCTGGAAATCTTCGGCAGCGGCGACATGAATGTCCCATACAGCTGATACCTTCGTCTTGGAAAAGATCCTAAGATCATATCCCTCAATGGTCTTACCAGCTCCCAAATAATTGGTTCGCTTGCCTGGTAGAAATCGAGCCCAATGATAAAACGGGGACTCAAATTCCAGGTTTGGATTAACATACGACGTCTGATATGCGTTACCTTGCCACCCAAGTGTACCTGCAGTCGTGTCATTACCTGCCCAAGAATTATCCTTGACAATATCGGCTCTGATAGACTTTAGATTCGAATAGGTGGGTGCTGAAGTAAATGTAGCATTATAATTCGGCACACTAGCAATGGTATGACGCTGCACGTATAGCGTCGCATAATCCTGCTGTCCTCGGCACAAATACTTATACCTTAATCCACCGCGCCAACCCTGGTGTGCAAGAACAACCCAGTGCAAGAGAGTATTATTACAATAATTATACTTCTGTGCACCTGCGGTCGAATCAACACCATTGGGATCATAGCCACGGTAATATGGAAAAGCGGGTAATCGTAAAGCTGTAACCGAGTCAGAGCTATCGCCATTTCCAACGGCGTTCCAAAGAACATATCGCCGAAGGAGTGGACGAAGCGACTGGATAGACTCACCAGTCCAGACTCTGTTAATCATATCTTCATATTGGAGTGTCGGGCCTAGTTGACACTCTTCTGGTTCTACGGGACGAGAAGATGACTCAGGTTCGGGGACAATGTCCTGTTCATCTGCTTGATTATCCAGCAGTGTCGCTGGAGGTTGGAAAGGAGTAAAGTCCATAAAGGATTGATCTGGTACAAAAACCTCAAAATCATCTCCCATGCTGACATACACGTTAATCTTAATGTTATCAGAAGCAGCTGGACTTGGTGTGGTGAGCTTGTTTACCACATACATTCCCAAAACGCCGTTGCCTACATTGGCAGCTGTGTAAGGGATTGTTGAATATCCTTCAGTAACACCATCGGCGCCAGGATTGAGATGCTCTAGTAGAGTTATTCCCTGGCCATTTCCGACAGTAATCGTAAAATCGTCCTTCTCGGTGATATCAATGACATCAAGATAATTGACATTGTACTCACCAGTTGTTGCAAAATAATTTGGATCATAAACTAACTTGATCCTACCCTTGTGAAAGGCGGACTTTACCACTTGAAATCGAAACTTCATTGATCCAGTCCAGTACTTAAACGGCAATGCCGCCATAGCACAAGCTGGAAAGTGATATGCCTTGGCAGGGCCCGAACCAGATTCGGCCCAAAGAGCTGGGTTAACTCTTGCATTCCAGAGCAAAGTTTCAGGAAGCATACCTGTACTCCAAGTAAATGTAGTTAGGTAGGACTCCCGTCCAGCAATGCTCTTCACTGAAAGGGTATCATGGGACCCGACACCTGCAACTCGGGTATCAATCGTAAGAGCCTGTTGGTCATCCACTGTCAACTTGTTCACCATATCAGGGACAGTAGTAACAGCTAAATTGGAGACCGGAACAGGCTTGAATGGCTCTGGGTCCTTGGTGACGGCTGGCCGCGAAAATCCAAATAACTTGGCAATCGCAGCGGTCTTGTCAGCTGCAAATTCTGCAGCAGTGGCATAAGGAGTCAAAATTGGGATCTCCTTTAGAGCACCAGCAGCCTTAGCAATAGCCGTAGCAGGGCCAGATATCATACCTGATGAATTGGCCTGTTGATGTTCTGGTGGGGCACTAACAGAGTTCTTGGGCTTTGACTTCGCAGTCATCTTACCCTTACTCTTTGACTTGCCCTTTCCCTTAGAGATAGTCTCTTCCTTTGCCTGGGGTTGGAGCGTTTGGGGCTCCACGGTTGTGGGTACAGCAAGAGATACTTGTGATGCCCACGCAAAAATTGATATTGTGACAGGATCAGTTCCTCCATTGGCATGTTGGAGGGTATTGATCGTTCGCAACACAAGTTCTCCCATCATATTCCATTCTGTATCCGGTATATTTATATAGTTCTTATGCCAGAAAAACGGAAGTTCCATAGTTCCTCCTGTTGATGTAGTAGGATCAAGGAAAATATGTGGGCGCTGGGATAATTGCACTAAATCTTGTTGAATCATGCCTGTGATAGGTGACGTTTCGTCATAGGCATCAAGGGGTGCATACCCAACCATGAGTCTGCCAAAATGGAATGGCGTTCCATTAACCAAAATCTTCAACTGCATATTACACCTCAAAAGGTTGAAATTAGCAATACGATTTTGTACACGGGGATTCTCGAAGAACAACTTCCAGGGGTTTATATTCTCAGCTAATGTGATATTTATACCCCACTCCTTCTCAAAGATCTTGACAGGGCGTTGGAAGAAATTCCCGAGTTCAGCATCATCGGAATCCTGCATCATCCGTGTTGGATCAGCATAATCATCAAGATCATAACTGAATCCTGCTTCTGCATCCTCGAAAGTAACATTCTCATGTTGTGTTGTGGCCGGGTTTTCATAGATCACGGCCTCTTCACTGTGTAAATCCAAAAATTCATTATTATATCCAAAATTGTTAAAAGAGTTAGTAAACGATTTATTTACAACGGTCGCACTTACGCTTATAATGCGCCGCGATGACACTTGTTTGTACTCCTAAGGTACATCCCTAAACAGGGACAGGCACTACGCCTCGGAAGTCTTTGCAAGCCTCAAATATATATACAAAAATGTCATAAAACATATACAAAATGGGTAACCAATACAAAAACGCCTATTTTTGCTATCCTAACGGACCCCAATAGGCACTCGGGGCTGTGAGTTTAACGACATCACTGGTCGGGGTGGAGCTTAAAGCTCCAATTCGGCAGGCCACTCATAATTAGAAGTTCCAAATTCGCCAATGGGTTCCAAATCACGACCTGTCATCAAAACTGTGCGTACATGCAGATTTTCAGGACCGGCTACAGCCAAAGCTAAACCGTACTTTCCTAATTGGGCTAAACCCTTAGTACGCTGACCAATCATCTTGGCCTCAACCAACACCAGGATTCGATGATCTCCTTCAGCCACCTCAAAGAGGCCGTCAATCTCGCCTAAAGTGCGATCTCCCATAAATGGGATATTAATACCAATGGTACGAAAACCGTAATGCTCCATGGTAGTTCGCAAATAATTGAGTTGATGGTCCTCAGACAAAAATGCTGGCTTAGGATTCTTCATTTCTTCTACCCTCTCTTCGATAAATCGTTCGAGTGGGAGAACTCCATACTTCTCCTTGAAGATACGGAGCTGGCGCATAACCTGCTTACCACGCTTGGTCTCCAATCGACCAAACTCCTTGAGTCTACGGTATAGTGCACTCTGACGAATGTACTGTTCAACCTCATCACCAGTAGGCTCATCAACCATCACAAAATCTTCCTCAGAACTGTGGGAATCGAGAACTGGTTCCAAAACCATATTCTTAGGAGGTGTGGAATCGTGGTAGCGTTCAATCAATTGCAGAAGAGTTGGCAACTCTCCTACAAGTTCCGTCAATCCAGTAACTCGTGCAACTTCGTACAACTTTGGCTGCATTTCATTAAACACTTCTGGACCATGAAAGGCGAATTCAGCATTGGCCGATTGAATGGCTTGTGCTGCAATCACCTCTCGTGGAGTGGTCTTTGATGCCATTTGATTGTGCAATGACTTGCCAATGGAATTCAAGTCCAAGGCAGCGGTGTATGCACCAAATGCTGGATTCCAAACAAATGCACGCTTCAAAAACTCAACATCATGCATTGTTTCATAATCATCACCTTCACCTACTACAGTCTTATCTGCCTTTGTGTAAGTGATACCAACAGACGCCAAGACTTCCACAATCTTGTACATCTTAAACAACTTCTCCTTTTCGTGCACAGACATGATATTATCGTCGCCGTAGCACAAAAGAGAAATCACTGTATCGAAATCGGGGACATCAGATTCTCCCTCATGCAGTGTGTAATACACATATCGCATATAAAGGGAGTTCATTAAATTGTTAACGATAACAGTGAGCGGGTGTCCGGATGGGTTAGATCCAAACAACTGGACAATAATACCATCCAGCTCGTAGATCGGGTAAGAGATTTCGGTAGCGACTCCTCGCATAACCATAAGCTCTCTTTCAGTGTAGCCGCAAATTTCTGCAATACGAATGAGAACGTCGAACGCAGACATCATAGCCTCAGGAGAGGCCGTCTTGTCAAACGCCTTGTAATCGCCTGCAATAATACGGTCCTTGCCATACTTGATGACATACTCAACTAGTTCATTCCACTGCTTGCCGTGTGCATTAATTCCTACAGCACACTCAAAGTCCTTCCAATGGTTCTGGATCAATCTGACAATTGGTAGATAGTACTTACGAGTAACACATGTAAACGCAACTTCACAACCAGCGAACACTCGGATCTTGTCCTTTGTCCACTTGGTCGGTTCATCCTTGAGATTTCCTCGAAAGATTGTGTGAATGCGTTCACCCGATGCCAACACCTCTTCAATTCGTGCAATTTCCTCATGGAACATTGGATCCTCAAAATCAATTGGGTCCGTTACTCCAGGAACTTCACGATCCACAGTAGAGATGTATAAATTCTTCTTCTTGTTTAGCGGCCATCCCATTGAAGTATTCAATGGCAAACGGGAATAAGCCGCAATTCCGTCAGCACCAGCCATCACATAGTCGTGAGCTAGTGGATAAGTTACATTCACTGCCTGTGGATGTGCCTCAAGAAACTTTTCAACCTTACGGAGGAAATCAGCTCTCGCTGCATTCCAGTGAACGGGACGGAAAGTACCCTTTGGATGAGACATTAAGTTCAAGTCTCGTTCCCAATGCTTACCAATATTGCTGGAGTTAGGTGGTCCATGCATACGCTGGATACCCATAATCTCGCGAACAGCATCAGAAATAGGCGACTTTCGAACATCACTCTTAAATCGAGTTCGTCCTAGGTCGTGTTCTCCATAAATGATAGCAGAGGGTTCTTGTCCATCATCGTCTTCAGTTAGACGATTGACAGCATGATCCTTAGGTACAGTGGGAGAAATAGAATATTCCTTCCCATACTTGGAGGTGACCATATGGCCTTCGGAGTGACATTGAAGACGATTTTGCGCTTGAAAGCGTTCCATCGCATCATTAATCATCTCACGGTTGATCACCGCTGCAACACCAAATGACTTACCAGTCATACCAGCAATGTGAAATCCGACAATCACATGTGGGCTCCTATAGGTGTAAACTGGAGCAATGCACATTCCATTGGCAGTAGGAATGGGCAAATTGTAGGACACGGCATCAATGGGACCGTTCTTGGTGGGAAATGTCTTTCTCTCTTGCAACTTAGTTGTGAGAGTCTGGACAACACCTTCACGATCCTTGACCATGAACTTCACGTGTTCACGCTGAAACTGGTAATCAGTCTCAGCAATGTAGGGAGTCATATCACGGACAGGACCTCCATTTACAAGTCTGATCAACATAAAGTCGTCAGAAAAACGGAAAATCTTGCTCTCGTCTACGATCTCTCGAAACGATCTGTTCACAAAGCCATCACGGCCTTGGTACACTTCAATAGTGACCTCAGCATCAGAATCAATCATGTGGCTTGGCAACAACCAGGTGTTTCCACGGATTGGGAAAATATTACAACTTCGAGACTTGTTCTTAGCGTAATTAAAAACCGTGCAATAGGCTAGATTTCGCTTTAATAGAGAATCGAATTGATCTGGTGTTGTGGTCTGGGCTTGGCGAGTAGCTGGGATAGGATGGTATTCAACCTTCTTCCAATTGCTCTCGTAGTCCGTATCCATCTTTTCCGGGACTCCATCATCCCGGTTGTGGCCGCTAAGCATATCAGTCGCTCGCTTGGCTGCCTTGAAAAATTGCAATGAGCCATACACAATAGCCAAACCTGCAGATGCTGCAAATACAGCCTTCAAACAGGTAGACTTGTGAGTTTCAAATGCATCGACAAGATTCTTACACTCAGTCTTTACTCGATGTACTGCATAGTCCATTCCGGTGTTCCTGTACCACTGCTTGACAGCAGATTCAACAGGAATATATTCCAGAGGGTCTGTTACAGACAATTCTTCCACCGACGAATCATCAAAAATGAATTCTTCATGGGCGTGGCTTTCAAGTGGCTTGCACTTTGGGCACTGTTGTGGGTCATCCATGTGCTCGCACAACTTCATGTCGTAAAACTTTTCAGTCGATTCGACAAAGTTATCTTGCTGAGCATAGTACTTCTTTGTATCGTCCATCATCCAATCCAGACATTCTCGCAATGAGGCATCCTTAAGGATTGTAACGAATCTATAGTCGTCAGGCTCTGCACCAGGAGTTCTAAGAATCTCCACGCGTTGCAATTGGATTACCCATGCATCAGGGATGAACACACCCTTAAGCATTTCGGTATTAATTCCACCAGTCTCAGGATCAACCCATTCTTCTCGCAATCGAACGTCAAGGTGAACGTTAAATCGACGCAAGATAGAAACGGGTTCATTTGAGAAAATGTGCGCCAGGAGTGTCTTAACATTGGTAGTGACACTAACTAGCTTGGGACGTATCATGACGTTACCCTTTAATTCAGCAATAGGGGAAAGTGCTGCCTTTGGCACATTGTTGAGGAAATCAATGATCTTCGCTGTGGGGGAACCCTCATACTTATCGGCCTTGGTATTGCCGAAATCATCCATTGTAACCGCTGTGTGATACGAGCGGAACTCGGATTGATAAGGGTCGGAATCATTCAGTGTAACGACATGTCGCTTACTGCTCTCAAACCCATTTGAAGTCAAGATAACCTTCGTAATGATGGAATTGATAATGGTCTTTCCGACAGCTGAACCCCCAAAAATTGCGACACCGTAGGGCTTGGTGCGCACCGGGGATTGCTTCTGGAGCATAATCAGCTTAGACCGGAGCTTCTTCAAAACTACCAAGCGATTAGTTAATACTGACTTGGCGTGCGGATTCTTTTCGGTTTGAATCATAGAGTAGCACTTAGTAATAAGAAGTTCAAGGCGTGACTCGAAATCAGATTCTCCCTTTACTGATTCCGTCTTCAGATCTTCAAGTCGACCTGTTTCCATCAATGAGTCACATGCGACAAGGAGGGAATACTCCTGTTCAAATCGCGCTGCTTCCTTATCATCATAAAGTAAAAGTGAAGGATCACCCTTAGCAAAAGCCAGGTAACCCCTCTCGAGAAAGAAAGCAAAGGTTTCAAGGATAACATCCAAGAAATCCAAAGAGTTCTTCTGAACTTCCCAAGCACGAGCTCGGAACAGTTCGAAGTCTCCAATCTTGATGGGATTTTCTGCTAGATCAAGCCACCCGAAGGTGGTGAGGATATTGACTAGCTGACAGGCGTGTCGGGAAAAAGCGCCATGTCTGAATTGCTTCCAGTTAGAAATGCAACTCTTGAAAATTTCAACCTTCTCTTCAGGAGTGAGATTGTCCTCAATGGTTTGATCTTCGTCGGTCAAATCAGACTTAATTTGGTCCTTCTCCACATGGAAATCGTCATCATCATCTTCATCGTCATCAGAGTCATATCCCGTGACTAGGTCGGGAATGTCATCTTCATCAGAATGTAAGTGTAACTTTCGTAGTGGATCCTCTGTTTGCTCAGTCTTAGTGCCGAGCTTCGAAGAGGCAGACTCAAACATGTCTGTAATCAACTTGATCACGAACTTGCTAGTGGAGCGAGTATAATGCGTACGAATGTACATGTGCAAAGTCGCAATAAAACCAGCATAGTTCTTGGTGTTGAGAAGTGCAACTATAAGCGCAACAATATCTTCCAATCGTGCAATTGCATTCTCGACAAGCTCATCTTCATGAGATCCATTATAACGGAGAGCCTTCTTTACCTGTTCAAAGGCATTGGCAATCTTCACTGCAGTGTCAATATGACCTGCAGCCTCCTTTCCGGTATTGATAGCTTGTCCGAGGGACTCCAATAAGCCATGTAATTGTAGTCTTTCAATCTTCCGGTCTCGACGGGATGCGCGTTCGCGTTGTCGTTCCTTCTTCTTTGACTTTTGGGAAACTGGCTTGAATGTGTTCCTCTTGGTGCCGGGAATGGGACGCCCGGTCTTATTTAGCGGTGAACCGCTCTCATTATTGTTGTTGTTATTGTTATTGTCCGTCATGAAAACTTTTATTTTAGTAAATCTGACGGAGAAGGTTCAAAGCCCGGGCTGTCGACGATATGTGACAGCTCGAGCAGTAAACCCAGGGGGGGGTTTAGGTCTGCTCAAGTAGTTACCACTGATTTAATCACTGTGATTCCCAAACTTGTAGTTTATAGCGCTCGAACCAAATTAATGGGATGCAATACTATTCTTTCTAGTTATATAGGGCAGTTTTGTTTCAATGGAGATTCGTCTGTGCTCGAGGTGGTCCCGAAGGACCCCCTCTCCTATTGATTAAAAGCTTACTTTTCGGTACTATTTCTCTTGGAGGCTAGTACGCGGAATACCAGGCGATACGTTTTTGGTCGTCTTACAGGGCTAACCGTTGGTTGCCTACATTCATTATGCATAGTTCTTCTAAATTTATTGGCCGCCTAGATGATCAGTTATTGGGCGGTTTTGGCTCACATATTGTTTATTGTCAGATCGAGCTCACTGACTTTAGAGTGCGTGCACTCAAGGCAATGGGCAATTGCCTAAAATATTCCTCTATTTAATGATACTATAGAGACACGGGTTAAACCATACAATTGGTCAATACCGTCGTTGTGACTTTTCAATGCTAAAATCTTATTTTTATAGGTTTTTCATTTTAGTCTTCTCTAAATACATGTAGGGGTGGTCCCAGAGGTAGTTTAATTCTCTGGATACTTTCAAAATACATTTTTGACTAGCGAATTAGGTTGTATAAAATAACTTAAATATGGAAGCGGGAGTTCCATACCACTTGCTTATAAAACTATATAGGACTCTGAGTCCTATAAGTCTGTCAAATGTTAAAAATTATAGAACACGAGTAATGCCGCAGCGCCCGGCTAAAGGCGCATGTAGTCTGGTGAGATCCTGGGGTTTGTCCCCAG